GGTTGTTCAGTATCCGCACCAGTTGGAGCGTCCATTTGCATTGTATCCGCTGGATTGGAGTTCATCTGCATATTCTTCCTCTTCAATTTCTTGTTGTGTAGGTGCTTCAATTAATGAATCTAGCATCATACCAATATATGCAAATGCATCTACTTGGTCATCATTACGTCCACGAGGAAATTTACATAATTCATCCTCAAAAATAGGATACCAATCACTATTTTTATCAAACTTTACAGCATGTGCTCGCATTCTACCTTGAATAGATCGTGCTCGTGCTATTTTATCTTTACCACCATGTTTAAGTGCTGCTAAATTGACATAAACACCAGTACGAATCATTTCTTCTCGAAGAAAAGGACCGATTGCTTTGGATACTTGCATTTCTTCAATACCAAATAACTCTGGTTCGTAGATACGATGTAGTTGAATAATTGTGTCAACAATCTCTCTACCATCTAACCGTTCCCTGATGACATTACGAACATGAAGCATTTTATGTTCATCTACTGCTGCAACCACAAATACTGAATAATCTGCTGTCTCTCGTTCAGAAATAGCTAAATCAGCAGCAATGTAATAGTGAACAGCTCTATCTTTTTCTGAATTAGTTAAACTAATAAAGTCAGACTTTTTAAAGTAAGCAACTGTTTCATCAATTGGTTCATTAAGGTATTCTTGTGAATACACATCAGATAAACCACGATCAATAAAGTCTTGTCTTTGGTCAATAAACCATTCTTTAGTGTAATTCTCAGGCCAAAGAATATGCTTAAAATCTTCTGTATGTGCTCTATATTTAACAGCAGCCCAAGCAGAATGTTTATTTTTACTTGCAATCTTTAATGGTTCAATAATTGTATTACGATCCCATTCAGATGGCATTAAGTTGTTAAGTAAACTATCTTCATGAAGAATAGTACCCACAATACGAATAACACCATTAGAAGATAAACAAGGAATTAATGCACCATAAAACCAACGTTTAAACTTTTGTCTACGTTCAGAGTTAAGAACAATTTCATCATTCTCTAGGTCATCACCAAGAATTAAATCAGGTCGTTTATTTGACCATTTCAATCCTCGCATCTTTTGTTCAGAACCTTTAGCAGTGATTCTAAACTTATGACCATCACGCATTTTAACAATGCAATCATCTTCTGTATCTTTTTCAAAGCAATCTATTTGAAACAAATCTCGGATACGTTCATTATCCATTAATTCTTTTTTAACATCACCAAGGAATTGTGTTGCTTGTGTAATGGTATCAGAGACAATAAGTACGTAACTTTTATCTCTAAAAAGAACTGAGGCTAAAAGATATGCAAGAGTAATTGCAGTGGATTTAGCATGTTTACGGGGTGCAGCAATTGCTACTTTAGGTCTTTTAGAAGTACATAAAGTCCACCATTCATAATGGCAATTAGGACTAATTACAGGATTATCGTAATTCTTTTGTAGTAAACTTGCACTAAAACCACTGATAATTTCAGCGGTAAGTTCCATAATTATTTAGCAACACCATTTAGTTTTTCAACTGTTCTTAATCCACCTAATCCTAAAAGACCCAGTAACAACGGCATCATAGTACCTAGATCAAGAGTAGGAAAAGCAACAGGATGGCCAAGCAGAGTTGATAACCATTGAGCAATGGGACCAACCACAAACTGAATGCCAAAAGCGCCACTACACACCCAGCCAACACTAGGCCGCCAACCAGAAACAAACAAACTGCTCGAACTTGCTTCTTGAGTATTAGCATTTAATTGACCTTGTAGTGCAGTTAAAACTAATGCTGCTTGCGCTCGTTCTTCCTCTGTTTTATCTGGCCATACTTTGTCAAGACCAGTTTTAATTAAGTCAGCAACAGAACCAAGTCCAGTAAGATCAATAGCCATTATTTAATTCCATTAAATTCTAAACTGTAGTGATTCGCATCGTTAAATCTACCACCCCAAGAACCACCAATACTTTCCCAAAACTCACCCAGCATCTTATGGTCTTCCGTGGTCTGTAAGTAAGTACCATTCTTAAATAAATTTAAATCAATAGCAAGTCTTGATTTATGTCCAGAGCTAGGTAAACCATATCCTTTACTTTCACCAACTACACCAAAAACTCTTGGATCACGGTATGCATCACCTAATGTTACATCGTAACCAAGTGAAAATGCTTTACTTAAAAGTTGTGGAAGCATTTTGGTAAATTGTACTTGACGTTCAAATAAAGTCATTTCTTACCGTCATTACGTTTAAGAGAACCATTTGGATTACGAGAAAAACTTCTGTTTTGATGTTCTGAAACTACACGAAGATTAGACCTGGCATTACTACCACCTTTTGACAAAGGAGTTTTATGGTCAACATCCCGGTGGTCACCTTTGTGAACTTTACCCGCTTTTTCCATAATACGTCTAGCGGCATTTTGCTCTGCTCTTTTCTTTTTGACTTCTGGACGAGATGTGTAAAGTTTGACTTCTTTTTTATAATCACGTTTTCCGTTGGTCATCCAGGGCATCAGTTACCTCTTTGTAGTTAACGTCAACTGATTCAGCAGCAGACTTTTTGTTAGTCATCTTTTTAAATTCTTTAGCTAAGAGAGTCAACGTCTCTTGCACTGTGTTCTTATCCTGATTCATGCGATCAGAAATTTCTTCCATCTGTAACTGTCTTGTCAATAGATTGTTTGTTACTTGAGCTGCATCACGAAGTGTAACTGGTTTACGTTCAATAGCACCTGTTTTATTATTTAAAATAAAGTCACCGTTTTCTAAACGATCTTGAATAACTTCTAATGAAGTGTCAATAATGGTGCTTAACTTTGTACCAGTCTTAGCTTTTTTAGCTTGCCTGATTTCTTCCACAAGCTGTGGCCACCAATCTTCTTTACGCCAAGAATAAAGAAGATCATAGGGGATTGTAGTAACTTCAGACACTAAACGCATATTCCCATTGAGCATAAACAACGTAACAGCGTTAGTTTTATCAGACCAAGAATATGGTTTTGTTATAGACATAGACATCCTTTGATGAAGAGAAATTTAGGCATACTAACATTATACCACAATTAAAGACCAATGTCAAGTCTTTTATAGGAAACATGTAAAATATTTCTTTCATAGGTATGATACAAACTTTATTTTATAAAAACATTAAAAACCTATTGACAAAAAAGAAAAAAGATGTATAATAAATACATATAGTATTTATATATAAAAGAATATATAAGTTATAGAATTATAAGTTATATGTTCTTTTATATTATTGTATTTAATGTTTTTTATGTATTTATGTTTTATTGTATTGTTTATAAAAGAAAGAATAAAAAGAAAGAAAGCAATGAGGTCTATGACCTAGGGAGCCATCAGGCGACCAAAGACCCCAAACAACAATACCCCAAGAAGGTACCTAGAAGGCTCTATACGGCGTTTAAATAGCATAGTGGCTACCCTAGTATACCCCACCCTAAATAAACGCCTTAAATCGCCTGTAATTCGATATAGCCTTTGTTTACGGGAGATACGAAAATTGTATAAGGTGACTTCCACAAACTTCTACACAGGCAGGTTTTCCCCCTCCCCCTCCCTTCACAACAATAAATTTATTCATCCCCTCCCTATGATTAAATCCAGCAATGCTATCGATAGCATGAGGTGTCTGGGGGCTAAATGAGAATAGGTCTTATTTGACTACCATTAGTATCATTTATATCACTTATCCCCTCCCTATATCATCCCTATTGACAGCATGGTCTCTTTTGTGGTACTAACATGGCCCATAGTCTAGAGTCAACACCCTAAAAATACCGACACAAAGAGCGTTTTCTTCTATATAGTCGGTGTTGTCGATGGTTGACTCCGCTCTTTAACAACCCAGGTAGTAACCCCTCCCCGCAGATGCGGCATAGGACACAAAGCCCCTAGGCTTGACAAGGTTATTACCCGGTGTTAAAGTAGTGACAGGTTTGAAGGTTTACAGGTTTGACAGTGTTAGTGCACTGGACTACCGCCGACCTTCCACCCGTTCTTTAACAATTTACACTTGCATCCTGACCCGCGAAGGGCGTCTTTCGCAGCGGGTTGCCCCTAAGGGGACTAACAAGGCACTGCAAACCTTAGCCCTCGCTACATGCGAGACGGTGACAAATCGGGCATGGGCCGATTGTAAATAACCGGGGCTGTAAATCTAGAATGCAAGCATCGTCGGGAGACGTGGCCCATAGTCTAGGCTAATGCTCACGATATTTATGACGATTAATCCCATACGTGGTCATCTATACTTATGCTAAGGCCACTACTATGTGCATGGTGCATACTCGCCAAGTACCTAAACACATAGCATCAATCCCCCCGCTGTGAAGCGTCGGGATAAGGCAACCTAACGGGTTGCGTTTGAATTATCTGATTTAATAAACATCCATTTCGCTGTAATTTTAAGTATGTCAGCACTGGATTGTGTCACCTATAGTCCTAGGTTTAGCCCGTAGCATGGGTCGGACTCCGCCAGTAAGTGTGTATATTCCCCGGGTTTCTTAGTTGAATATGCACAACCCCTAAAGCGCGTGAAACACAATCCACCTAGCGACTGAGCATTAAAACACACGAGGTGTTTGATTCCGTACATATATCGGCCGGTGTATGCGGATTATTTCGGGTAATTCAAAGGCAATCCCGCCTAATTTGATTAAAGGAATTAATCATGTCCCATGCATTGGCTACCCTGGCAGTGGGTGCCTCAAACGTGCTGAATGCAAAGCACGAAAACCTCACGTTCGGCAAGCGCATCGCTACGCTGGACGACAAAATGTTGGGCAGCATGCTTGCCAATGAAGTGATGGCAACGGTGCAAACCCAAGGGCAGGTGTGGCGTGGTTTCGCCATGCGGATTATCAACACGAACCATGAGGCCCGCGCTGCGTTCGTTCAGGCCATCGACTCCACGCTCAAGGAAATGCGTGGTGCGAATACCATCGACGATACCGTGGCGGCCAAGGATGCGAAGAAGCGCGTCAACACAGCCACTGTGGAAGTGTCCAAGCTGCGCATCGTGGCAAAGGCATGGAACAGTGGTGCCACCATCCCCGGCTTGGTGGAATATGTGCGCCTTGCACTGAAGCAACCCACGGCCGAGCTGGAACACATCGGCTATACCATGCTGGTGGAATACGCTCGCACCTTCAGCCAGTCGAAGGCCGGTCGTCCGGCAAAGGCATGGGCAGAGAAGCTGGGTGACTGGTTGGACAAGAATGCCCCGGATGAAGACGATGCCAAGGGCAACGCACTGCGGGAGAAGTTCATTGCGATGTTGAATGGTGAGCAGCCCCCGAAGTTGATGGCCTTGATGTAACATCATCGGTTAAGGGTATTAACAAGATTAATTGTTAGTATCCTTACCAATGCTGTTCATGGTGAACTAGCAGATAGGAGAATGTTATGCAAAAGCTCGGCGTCTACACCAAGGAACAAGGTTTCATCAGTGGCATCACCGCAACTGCACCGAAGATCAAGCGTGAGGGTCTGACGGTGGTGTCTGCGGCTTCCTATCGTGCTGGCAAGGTCAAGGCCATCGCTCAGGGCAAGCGCCTGCGCCGGCAATTGTTGGAATCCGGTGGCCTGGTCGGCTAATTAAAAGGAATAATCATGGCAAAGATCAAATGCAAGTGTGAGCACACTCATCAAGACAAGCTCTATGGCCACGGTGTTCGTGTTGCTACAGTGACACAAAAGGGTGACCAACAAAACCGTGATGTTCGGTGCACGGTGTGTGGGGCAGTGCAACGTATCCCCAATGCGTTGCTGAACAAGTAGGTCGATCATGGTCTGCCCTGTGCTGCCTGTCGGCCCTGTCCGCGTCGTGTCTGTTAGCGCATGGTGTGGTCATAGGAGAAACTACGCTACGATAGTGGTGACGCGCATTCGTCGTGCGCTCCCTAATGTGCCGTGGTAATTAATTGATTTAATGCGGGTGTGGTGGAATGGAATACACATCAGACTTAAAATCTGACGCCGCAAGGATTGAGGGTTCGAGTCCCTCCACCCGTACCATGTCGTATAAACTGATGAGTTGCCGACATTAAATGCAACGAAACCATTATGAAAATTAATGGTATTTAATTAGCTATGGCTGACTAATCATATGCCAGCTGGTCTTTAGGGGATGCATACCCAACAGATCAGGAACGATTCAACTGAGTGTGACTCCCTTCATATCTGCTACAAGATATGCTTGAATGGTGACAGCATCTAGCCAAAGCCAAACCGTAGCGTGGTCCCCTTGCCAACCAAACAAGGAATCTATTAACCCTATTAATTGGAGCAGCGCCATGCAGTCTCTTTCTTCTTTTCGCACCCCGGATGTTGACAAAACGCTGGGTATTGAATTGGAATGTGTTCTTGAAGAGCCGTTCCAGGCCCAACGCTACATTGGTTTTTTCTATGTCACCACCGATGGTAGCATCATGGGTCGTGATGGTTACGGTCGTGAATTTGTGAGCCAGCCGCTGCCCTCAAAGTGGCTGAAAAAAGAATTGGATCGTTTGCAAAAGAAAATCCCGCAGTATTCTGTGAACGATTCTTGTGGCATTCATGTGCATGCTTCCCGCAAGTGGGTGACTCCGAAGCGCCTTGCAGCTTTGACTCAGTTTTTCAAAGACAATATTGATGGTGATGATGCACAACTCCTGTTCGGGCGGCGGCCAAACCAGTACTGTCGTTCGCTGTACCAACAACACTATGATAAGCGGTACTACTGCATTAATTCCACTAATCCAAAAACGGTGGAGTTTCGTATGTTCGCAAGCGGGTCGATCATGTGGGCTAAGTACTGCGTGGACATGGTTGAATACCTCATCACCAACGCATACCATCTGAACCCCACCGCATTGTATGCGGCCAGTGACCTACTCAAAAAGCAGTACAACATCCCTCATTAATCGGAGCTAATCATGTATGTCAAGCTGATACCTAAGAATGGCAAAGCCAGTAACCTTATTGGCATGGCCGGATGGCCGGATCATTGGGTAGTCACTGACAAAAAAGACATGGTTGGCTTCTCGGATAGGTCTGGTCCGTGGCTCCACGTCACACCAGACAACAACCACTCAGACAGCAAACGCTGGGTACATCAACATAACGATAAAGATTTTGTAGTCAAAGAGGTTTAACAATCGGGCCGTTAGCTCAGTGGTTAGAGCAGGGTACTCATAATGCCTTGGTCGTTGGTTCAATTCCAACACGGCCTACCATTAAAGGAATTAATCATACAAGTACGTTATGGTGTTTGGGCATCCGGCAGTAACCAGGGGCTATGTTATCAAGGTGGTGATGTAGCTTTGTTCAAAGATCGTGCTGAAGCCGAAGACATGCGAGTGCGGATTACTACGTTTGCCGAAACCGCCCCAGTGTCATCCCAACCCATGAAATATCACATCGCAGAGATATTTATTGAAGATTAATTGGTTCTTCGTTGTGTTCACAAGTGGGTGGTGTAGTGCTATCATCTTGTGGTATTACGGCTAGTAAAGACGATCATCAATTGCGACCATAGCTCAGAAGGATAGAGCAACTTTCTTCTAAAAAGTAGGTCACTGGTTCAAATCCAGTTGGTCGCACCATCATTAAAGGAGTTAATAATTAATGGAATATAATGTGTATAAAGGAGAGTATCCTTTTGATGAGCACATCGGAGTTGTGGTGGCAGAAAATGCCGAAGAAGCCCTTGCAATTGCATTGCACAAGTATGGAAACCACCCTGTTGTCTCACCACGGCCTCAACTTAACAGTTGATGAAAGTAAAGAAGTAAAGGCTAGTGAGATACTAGAGCTATACTTGCAACGTCCACGTAAGCTAATTGCGTGGTGTCTTGGCTTATGGTTTTGTGAAGGAACTAATACTGACGATTCTCAATTAGCTGTTCGTGAATCAAAGCCGGCCTTAGCACATATAGCTACTGCGGGATACCATTACAAGCCATTGCTATTAGGCAGGCTTACTGCCTTTAATGAATTTAATTCGGATTAATCATGTATACTATTCGTCGAGTGGATCACAACACGTATGATGTTTTCTTAGGTAACCAATGGTCTGACCATACCCGTATTCGGGCGGGTCGATCATCCACCTTCGTTGTCAGCGGCCAGCGGCTGCCTCATCCTTTTCTCAAGTACATGCACACCGTGTTGCACCCATCCATGCCCATCAACTATGGGCAACCTCATGAATTAACGCTGGATAATTGCTTTAATCACTTGACACATTAACCGTGTCTTGGTTACTATGGTTTATTGTTGTTTTTCTTATTCCTCTTTTCTGGATTAAATAAATATGTTTAAGCGTGTTAAAACTTTTCTTCTCAACCACTTCGGGTTTTATCATCATAGTGAAGTGCTGAAAGAAAAAGTAGAGAGTTATGCTGCTGGTATGCTTGATGCCCAGCAGCACATGTCGTCTGATAGCATTCCCACAAAACCACAAGATTTCAAGCCATTCTTTATTCACTTTAATAGGGGGCGTCGTAAGACTGATTCCGGTGCTGACAAGCAACGTCCGGTTGGATTTACGGCCTATGTGCAACCTGGGGACGATCACCGCACGGTCTTCGTCAGCATCACACACTGCTCCTATAAAGACGAATTCTGTAAGAAAGAAGGCCGTAAGCAAGCCCTTCAATGTCTTACCTGGAATAAAGTCAACATCCGCGATGTTCCTGATGTGTTGACTGAGGCCAGGAATAAATGCACTGGATGGAAGACTGATCGTGTCTGCTATTACTATGCTTACCGTTACATGCTGTAATGATTACGCACAAGATTAATAAATATAAACCCCCAGTACAGCATTATCACGGGGGGTATAATCATATGCAGCAAGAAGCTCTTTTAACTCAGGAAGAGTTGAATAGATTAATTGCTAATAATATGATTAGTGTTGGTGATATGCTCTGTTACCAACACGGTGCTAATCCAATGTCATTAGATACTTGTAGTGTCGTGTGTTATGTCGAACATGACCTGGATAAAGTACATATGGGACACATCTATGATAAGAACAAGCCATACCCATACATGATTATGGGGTTAGCTGGAACCAGTCACTATTCAAGAGAAAGATTCAAAACACAAAATATCCGTCAAGCTCCACATGTTCGTTGGGATGATGGTGTTGGCCTTCATATCGTTAGCCCTGCATTAGTGGAAAGCCTCACAGATGATTACGTATCGGATTACCTCAAAGAGTTTTGCCCCATCGCCGAAACGTTCCTCGCCCACCACCAAAGACAATCCCGAACTTAACAAAGAACGGATTTACCGTAAGTCTTTGAGACGTGCATCACGTACCTTTATTCCCGGCCATATTGCACGGTTTGATGGCCGTGAGGTTCGGATCATTGAAGTAGTGCATGACATGGATAAAATTGTATGGAAGGGATTGAAACCATACTTTATTCATATTAAATTCCTTGATACTGAGCTTGAAAATCTTACACACCCCTCCTCTTTAATTAGGATTAAACAACCATGAAGCAATTTGCTGTCATTGCCTACAAGCAAGACAATACCTACGATTTTAGTTTCCGTGGTATTAGTGGTGGTGCATACCGTGCCTACACATCACCACAAAAAGAAGCAACCCGTCCTGATGCTTTAGCAGATGAGGCGGCTGTGTACTTTACTGATGATGAAACCAGTGCAATTAATCTGGCTAATCTTCTTTCCAGTAAGCACTCTGGTGTCATGTATATGGTCGCTGCTACTAGCCACACCTTTACTTCCAGCCCCTCTAAACCTACCCGTGGCATCATGAGTGCCAAGGGCCACATGCCTGCTTAATTATATGCGTCTAGTCTCTGCTATTTATGCGGACTTTCATCCGTTTGACCACCTTGTTTTCTTTGAGTCCCATGATGTTGTCACCACACCAGACGACCTTAAAGCCGGCGATGTATTGATTGTGCATGGTGGTGCTGATATTCCTGTGGAATTCTATAACAAAAGACGATCATCAGCTAACCACTCACGCGGCATTAGTAACCGGGATCAAGCTGAATTTGACCTGATGAAGCGCGCTAAAGAACTTAACATTCCAATCATTGGTATCTGCCGTGGTGCGCAGATGCTCTGTGCTTTGGAAGGTGGTTTTCTCTACCAGCATGTGAATGGTCATGGTGGTAGACATAAGCTGGAAGCCGTTTGTTTTAACGGCGAAAAGGAATTAATTGAAGTTAATTCAATTCACCACCAAATGATGGTGCCTCGTGGTAACTACGAAATCAAAGCGGCTTTACCATGTGTGAGTAATGTTTACTACGACTACGAAGATCGTGAAGTAATTAAAACTCAACATGAGTTGGGTGTTGACCCTGAGTTTATTTACTATCCCGATATTAAAGGGTTTGCTATTCAGTGGCACCCTGAAATGATGAAAGCTGATTGTTCCGCTAATAAATATGTTCTTAATTTTATTAATGAGGCTTTGAATGGCTAAAGATAAGATTACTTTTCGATACTTACAAAGATATAATACTAAAGAATTTTCTGCTGATGCTGAGAGAACTTATTATAAGAGGGCTAATAGCATTCCTTATGATGTTTTCAAAGGGCAACCCCATGAACTCAGGGCTAACATTTGTGGGTACTCTGGTGCTATCACTTCTATTTCAGAATGCTGTGGTGCCCGTTGGGGGGATTTGAATGATACCCAGCAATACACAGGTAGTCTTGAAAATACCACCTCAAAAACACATTATTACCGAGTAATTAACAAAGGAATTTTAGCATATCATACTCCGGTTAAAGAGGTAGTAGATATGCTTGAGGGAGAGATTACTAAAGAAGTAGATATTGACGGTAGCCCTTTATACCTTCGACTGCTTTTGCAAGGTGCTCAGTTCCCACAATACCATGAAAACATGGTGCGAACTACTGGCTGTTCTAAAGAAGTAATTGAGTCACGTCTTGACGGTCCTATTGTCTACAGTGTTCACTTTGAGCTCGTTAAAAGCACTAATCAAGCATTTGAAGATAGTGCCATTTGGAATTATGGGTCACTTAACAACTACAGTAAAGCATGCGGCTATGATGTAACACAGGATAGAAATAGGTTTGCTGTCCTGTTTAGTTCCTTTAAGGGCCAACGAGGACACCTGTTCTTTATTATTGCGTCTAAACAAATGCCGGAATGGCGAGAGCATGTAAGTAAATACAATCTGGACAAGTACACGGTGTTTGCACAGGAAAACATTATCAATCTTAATTATGGTAAAGACGTCAACCCGAGATTGAATATGTTTATTTTGAAGATGGATGATACTTTTATTAACGACATGAAGGGGTTTCTGTAATGGGTTTTCATATTGGATGCGATCCTGAGATTTTTCTGAAGAACGCACAAGAAGGCTTGGTAGCCTCCTGTAATTTGATTGGTGGTACTAAATACCATCCTCGTCCTCTTGATGGCTTGCCTCACGGCTATGCTGTGCAGGAAGACAACGTTGCTATTGAGTTTAACATCCCTCCTGCGGATAGCCGTGAGACGTTCATTAGCAACATTAATACCGCTATGACGTATCTTATGGATGAAATAGCACAGATGGGTCTTCACTTCGCTACTGAATCGGCAGCTATCTATCCATTAGACCAATTGCTTGACCCGAAGGCATTAGAGTTTGGGTGTGAGCCCGACTTCGATGCATGGGCTCATGGCAAGGTGAATCCTAAGCCCGCGGCGCAGAATAAGAATCTGCGTAGTGCGGGTGGTCACGTCCACATCGGGACGATCATAAACAGCGAAAAGGAATGCCATGAATTAATCAAGCTAATGGACCTGTACCTTGCAGTTCCTGCGGCATTGATGGATCAAGGTATTATGCGTAAAGAATTGTATGGTAAGGCCGGAGCTTTCCGATATAAGCCGTATGGTACTGAGTACCGTGTGCTTAGTAATTTCTGGGTCTTTGATTCAGTGTTGGTTGATTGGGTGTACCGTTCTACAGAATTGGCTATGGCTGCATGGCAAAACAATATGAACATTGATTCTGATAAAGAACTTATCCTCTCTGCAATCAACAACAATGACCAAGGTGTTGCAAAGCATTTGATTAACAAGTATAATCTTCTGGTGGTATAAATGATTGATTCACCCACATCAGCAAACCTAGGTGATTTTAAGCAACGCTACGCCGGTGTTATTGGTCGGCTTATTGACCATCCTGATAAGCCACTTGTTAAGGTTGGCGCTGTAGGATCAACCAAGGTGACTTTTGTTGACATGGAAGGGACCACCTACTATGCAAATGTTGACAAAGGCATACAGTTTGAATTCCTCCCTGCCTTACGTGGTTGGTACAACACTCCGGAAGGCCCCGTGCTACTAAACCGTGTGCCAGCACGGCAGTGGAAACGTGGTATGTGTCCTGATAACCATAGTGTTGCTCGAAGCTATGGTGGTATGGTCCTAACGACTATGCCTGAAGATTGGTATACTGTGGTTTTCCGTGTGTTTTCTACTAACCAAGATTACATTAATTCTAGTCAAGTATGGGACGGTAAAACTGACATTGCTTTGTCAAGGCATTTCTGCATTTCTGCCGACAAGGTATTTTTCTATAACCTTACTATTGGGTTTTGGAGTGCAGCTACAAAGTCAATTGTTCTTACCCAAGACTACATTCGACAAGAACTAAAAGACATGATTAAAAAGCATAATCTACAGATTGAGGTCGTATGACTACACTCCTTGAATTGTTGAAACTTAAAGAAGTTGTACCATTCCGCAGTAACAAAGCTGTTGAGCAAGTCGTTGCTGATCCTGGCCTTATTTATGGTGTGGAATTAGAGACGGAAGAAATCACTAAAGAAATTGGTGACTGTTTGATTCCCGGAATGTATGGGGAACCTGATGGTTCTTTGCGGAATAGTTCTACTGGTGTGGCTTATGAGTTTATCTCAAAGCCCATGTCATTATCTATTTTAACTCATGTGCTGACTCAGTTCTTTACACGTAACCCGTTTACGGAGAAGAACTACAGTGATCGCTGCTCTGTTCATGTGCATGTAAATTGTCAAGACTTGACAGTGGACCAAATACAATCTGTGTGTTTGCTGTACCAAGCATTTGAAGAATTATTCTTTGCTTATGCTAACAGCAAAGGTGGCCAGCGTGATAAGAGCATCTTCTGTGTGCCCTGGTCACAGACAGTTATCACACATAATCTGATTGGTCTGTTGTCTACTGAAGGTGCCATGCGACTGAAGCATTGGCAGAAATACACTGCGCTTAATCTTACCCCACTCACTACGCAAGGTACTATTGAATTTCGGCATCTTCCTGGTACGGCAGATTATAAGTACATTCTTGTTTGGTGTAATCTTATTGGTTGTCTATTCAGCTATGCGAGGAACAACTCACTAGAAGACATTACTTCCAAATTAGCAACGCTTAATACGTCATCAGCTTATTCCAATATGGCTGATGCAGTGTTTAAGAACTGGGTCGATCACATCAAATTCCCGGGCTGGGAAGTAATGCTAGAAAATGGTGTACTGGATATGAAGTATACGCTAATCTCTGGTAAGGGTTACATGAAGAAAAGTCCTAATAAAAAGCCAGTAGATTGGAATTTCCAAGGTGGTGCTATAATTGATGAGGCCGAACATATTCCGGCTGAAGTACCCGTAGCTCCGCCCCCAGCACTTCCGGGGGTAGCACTCAGGGATTATATTCAGCAGTACAACGATCAATTTGGGACAGGTGCTAATATTTACGGCCAAGGAATACACAATAATCTTGGACAGATGCAAGCGAATGCAGCAGCCATTCCTGCCATTCGGCGTCGAGCGCCTGTTGTCGAATAATTAAAGGAATTAATATTCAAGCCGAAGCAATACGTATGTTATATGATACTAAACAATACACACAGAAAGAGTTAGGAACTATGTTTAAAATTCACGTTAATACTGTTAATAGTCTAGTTAATTTCAAACACTGGAAGCGCTTTGGCGCTGAGGAGAACTAAAATTTGTGGCATTGTTGGAATGATTAGTGGTTACACCAACGGGTTTGCAGCTAAAGAAATGAGTGTCTTTAGCGACCTATTGTTTCTTGATACAACTCGGGGTTTTGATAGCACTGGTGTCTTTGGTGTGGACAATAATGGCAACGTAGATATTGCTAAGGATGCTTTACATGGTCTAGACTTTCTTCGCACTAAGGAATATCAGGCGTTTAAGGGGCATGCAATTGCTAATGGTAAGTTTGTTGTTGGCCATAATCGTGCTGCTACTCGTGGTACTATTAATGCTACTAATGCCCATCCTTTTTGGGTAGAAGACAAGATTGTTCTAGTGCAGAATGGTACGTATAAAGGTAGTCACACTCACCTTAAAGACACCGCTGTCGATACCGACGCGATTGCACACGTCATTGCTGAAGAAGAAACTGTTACAGCGGCATTGAAAAAGATTGATGCTAGCTATGCATTAGTGTGGTATAATGCAGATACTAAAGAATTGAACCTGATTCGTAACTCTGAGCGGCCCCTGTGGTTGGCTCAATATATGAACTCTGGTTATGTGTTTGCATCCGAGCCAGAAATGATTCTTTACGCTGCTTCCAGGGCGGAGCTTAAATTGACGGTAGCACCAGCTATTATCCCTGAGCACACTCATCTAGTCTTTACTCTTGACGGAAAGGGGGAGATCAAGTACACACAAACTAAGTTGGATTGTGCTTATGTGCATAAGAATCGGGTATGGCCCAAAAGTCATCAAGAGCCTAACCAGTATCCTCTCAATCCTATGGCATTAGCATATAATAATATGTCGAGTCAGCCTAAAGCCACATATGGTGGCCCAGGGGATATTAAGGCTGGCTTTTATGAGCAGATCATTGAGAACTTTCCAATCTATATGTTTGACAGCCAAGATGCCTGTATTAAGGCTGTTGAAGATGTGTCACATAATGTGAAGGATGGTTACCACTATGTAGAAATGCTGGACTACATTGCTGCTAATGACCATAAGCATTGCACTGTGTGGCATGTGTATGGTGCTGTTGTTGACCCTAATTATGATTCAGAAGGGCCAGCTATGCTGATTCACTGGATTGTATATAACAAGCCAGAAGAAGATATTCTAGAGCTAGTTACTGGCAAATTCTTTAAGGTTAAGTTATCCTCAAGGATTCAACGTATGACTACTATTAACGGTCAAAAGCGCTGGCTGGCCACTGCCTTTGCAACCTCGCAACAAGCATTAACTATGGATAATATGGCTACACAATGAAGAGACTGTATATTTCAGTAGAGCCAGTAGGTTCTAAGTTTGCTAAGGCACTGCAAAGTGCTGTTAAAGAGAAAGTAATTAATAAAGTTTATCGGGTCGATCATATTAGATCCGAACGTAAACGCAGGCTTAATCAAGTAGTCTTTGCTGTAACTCCACAAACTCTTAATAAGATTGAGCAATTTAATGCATTCCAACAAGCTGGAGTCTCTGCTCCTAAGTTTGCTTTATCAGAACGAGAAGCACGCAACCTTGATTGTAAAACTCTCTTTGCACGAACCCTTATCAACTCCACTGGTGGACGAGGTATTGTTGAGTTTGAGCGAACAGCGGAACAGTATCCGCGAGCACCTCTCTACACTGAATACATCCCAAAGAAAGCCGAATACCGTGTCCACGTATTTAATGGAGTGGTGATTGACATTCAACAGAAGCTGAAGAAACGAGAATTTAATGTTGAAGACCGTGACACTCGTGTACGTAACCTTGCGAATGGTTATATCTACTCTCGTGGAGGTTTGGTGCCTCCTGCCGGTATCAATGATCTGGCAATTAGTGCGGTTAATGCTGTTGGGTATCAGTATGGTGCGGTTGACATTATTTATAATGAAAAGCGTAATCAATGTTATACTCTTGAGGTCAACAGCCGCCCTGGGCTTCTGGGTACTACTCTTGAAAAGTACAGCAATGCTTTGATTAATATGTTTAATCTCAAGGTGAAGGTATGATGCATAAATCTGGTCGTAATGACACTGTTAGTCCTGGTTTCTCCACTAGTAATTCTTTTGATCGCTACCCTTACATGAAGCACTCCACAGCAGACCAAACACTTGGTGATTACATTAATCGTATGGTAAAGAACCAAGCCATTGATGATGTTGCTAAAGAAGAAAAGCAACTGTTTATTGAATGGTTCTATGAGAATTACCCACATGCACCTCACCTAAAAGATCACTTGGAATGTGCTTGGAAAGCCGGACAGGAAAATAAGTAATGCGTTGTTACTCCTGCAATCGTAATCTGTCGGATGCTGAATCTGTGATGAAGTCTGCTAAGACTGGGGAATATCTAGATATGTGTAGAAAATGTGTAAAAGATGTGGATATTGAAGTATTAGAGAACAATAATGAACTCAATACTATCCCACCGGAAGATGAATATTATTATGAAATGGATGATGTTGAGTTCCATTCTTTTGAAGTGAATGAAGATGACTGATATTTTTGCATTACATCGAAAAGGTTATGGTTTTGATACTGTTATTGAACAGTTAAAACCTTCTCGTGCTGACACTACTATTTGTAGTTGCTGTGGCAGTAGGTATAAGCCTACTCCTAAAAGTAATAAAGTTACTATCACTGGTGGTATTACAGTGTATTCTGGTATTGTCGGTAAAGAAGTTAGTAACGAGTATCAAGAAATTAAACATATTAAAACACGTAATGGTGATTTAACGATTGGTGTCAAAACTAAGTGGGGTAAAAGTGAGTAAAGTTGTGACCTTAACTACATATTTGTTTCTTCATACCGAGTATATTCGAGAAGAAAATGTGTATAAGGGCATTAAGCTCACTCCCAAATTAAAGCTCTTAAATAAAAAAGATACTTATATTATGGTCTTTCATCTACCTATTCAACAAGCACAGTATGATTGTGTGTTAAAGATTCCCGGTATTAAAATTATTTATACATCACCGTTAGCAGTTAATACTCAACCCGGTCACGGGCAACATCCCCGAAATAAAGTGGTTGTTTTTGAGTTGGAATAATGGCTAGGGTACTGGGTCATGAACCTTGCCCTAAATGTAGAGCATTAGGTAAAGATAATCATGGTGATAATCTGGTAGTGTATGATAATAATCATGAACACTGCTTTGCTTGTCACTACCATTCCTTTCCTAAATACCACGTACCACACCAAATAAAACTAGAACCACATGTCAACAAAGCCTTGTTACCTCTTGACTTCTCGGGAGAAATTCCTGGACATGCTTGGAAATGGCTCTTGCAATATGGACTATCATACAAATACTGGCAAGAATGTGTCGGCTATTCTGAAAAAGAGCAACGACTTATCTTTCGAGTCGGAGATACAGAAATTCGAGGAGGAGTGTTGCAGAAATCCCACACTTCCTTGGCATTCTCCCTTGGACGACTGTGCAAAAGACCAGATGAACACCAAGACAACACGGACAATTATCGAAAACAATCTAATGAGAATGACTCATTACAACAAAGATGGGGAGATTCTGTTCACAGAATTAAGAGAGATAAAAAGTGGTACGTCTATGGTGACAGCAGCAAACACGTCGAATGTCTCAACCCCAACCAAGGACCAAGTATTATCTTGGTTGAAGACTTAATTAGTGCACATAAAGTAGCACAAATTACTACAGCAATCCCATTATTTGGGACACAGATTCATGCACCAATTATATATTACTTACTTAATGATCCTCGTCCAGTTAAAATATGGTTGGATAAAGATCAAGAGGGCAACGTTAAACGCACTGCTGTACGAGTATCCTCCTTGGTTAATAAACCTATTGATATTATTGTTACTAATGATGATCCTAAATTACAATCTTTTGATACTATTACTAAACTAATATGAGTGATATTACTATGTGTGCTGGTAATACTGAGACATACTCTTGTCCAAAGAAAGAAGAATGTTATCGGTGTCAAGCACCGCCTAATAATCACTGGCAAGCATACTTTGTAATGCTTCCAGTGAATCAAGAAACAAATGAGTGTGAGTATTTTATGGAGAAAGATAAGTGACAATAGTAGTATGAAAACTGAGTTTAATTTAGTTTTACATGATAATGATGTAAATAAAAACAAACTACGTATGCTATCTAAATTAGAAGTAATGTTTGATGATCCATTAAATATTATACCGGATAATTGGTTTTATTTTACAGATGAACTTCCTTTTGGTGTTAAAATTAAAGTTACGTTGGAGGTCATTGAATGAAAATTGTACCAATTAGCGTAAGTTATGTGGATCACATGGGTGATGATCTAAGTGTAGTGAACGCAGCCCGAGTTAGTTTCCATAAAGAAAGTAATGAGTTTACTTCTAACGATAATAAACTTATTAATTACCTTGCTATCCATAATCACTGGACTCCATTTGGTCATACATCCATTTCCTTGCGACTTAAAGCCCCTATCTTTGTTGCTCGGCAAGCCGGCAAGCACCAAGTTGGTTTCGTATGGAACGAGGTATCTCGTCGATATGTAGATGAAGAACCAGAGTTTTATTCCCCTAAAGAATGGAGAGGTAGAGCAGACAATGTGAAGCAGGGCAGTGCTGGTGTGGTAGTACCTAAATTCGATGACGATGAAATTACTTTCAATGATGCTATGGATGGATGTTTATTTGCTTACACTAACCTATTAGAAAAAGGTATTGCACCAGAACAAGCACGAATGATCCTCCCACAGAATATGATGACGGAGTGGATTTGGACGGGCTCATTAGCGGCCTTTAGCCGCGTTTGTAAGCTCCGCCTAGACCCCCATAGCCAAATGGAAATTCAAGAGCTTGCAGGCATGATTAAAGCCGTTGTAGAGCCCTTGTTTCCAGGGAGCTGGGCAGCACTTGAGGGTGTTAAGTAAAAATGACTAAGATCAAGAACTATTTAGTAAGTTTAATCTTTGCTGTAGCAATGCTTGTTGGTGTAGTCACTGGTGTGTCTAAAGTCTACGACTATGGGCAACAGCATGGTATTGAGTTGTACCATGAAATGTGTTATCATAATAACGGTGGTTTTATTGTTGATGAAAAGACACAGACGGTTGTGGCTTGTCAAGGCATGGGTACAATGCCAGAACTTATGCAAAAAAAGAAGCAACAGCCTATTGACAACAGCATCTAATTCTGATACAATAGATGTATAAAGAATAAAAGCATTATAAATTATATATATAATTATATATATAATATTTAATAAGGTAAAGTATTGAATAAAGAACTATTACTACTATTAATACTATTAAATAAAGTATCATATAATCAATATATAAATGATATTGATACTACTTATCTTAAAGAGCATCATAGAGAAATATCTTATCTCTATAAAGTCCTACAAGACTTACATAAACAATATGACCATGATTTAACATTAGCTGATTTACAAGCTGCTTTCTTTGTAGCATATCCTGATGCTGATAATCTTATCTACAACGCACTGTTTAAAACGCTCTATGAGAGCAATATTACTGCTGATGTAGGTCAGGGTATCATTAGACAAATTAAAGCCAAGAAAGCGGCTTTAAAGCTCTCTGAGAAGGCTTTTAAAGTAGCACAAGGTCTTGAAGATGTAGACTCACTAACATCATTCTACAATGATGAATTTGTTAAGGTCGATCATCAGGAAGAACAAGAGTTTGAGTTAGATAATGTTTCTCAGGATTTAACAGAAATAATTGATGATGTTTATAAAGAATCAGGACTACGTTGGCGGTTGGATTGCCTTAACAAATCATTAGGTAGTCTACGTAAAGGAGACTTTGGTTTTATCATGGCACGCCCGGAAACGGGTAAGACTACTTTCCTTACCAGTGAAGTAACACATATGCTAATGAATAGCACTGGTCCAGTTATTCACTTGAATAATGAAGAGCAAGGAAATAAAGTAATGCTACGATACTATCAGGCATTCTTCGGTGTGACTATGCAACAATTGATGGCAAGTCCTAAGAAGTATCGTGATGCCTTTCAAGAAGCAACTCAAGGTCGATTCTATCTCTTTGATTCTGCAATCATTACTAAATGGCAAGTTGAAAAGATTGTTAAGCGATTAAATCCTATTTTAGTTATCTATGACCAACTCACAAAGATTCGAGGATTTAAAGCAGACCGTCCAGACCTTATCCTTGGAGAAACTTTCCAATGGGCTAGAGAACTTGCTAAAGGCAGTCATGCAGCCATCGGAGTATCACAAGCTGACGGATCAGCAGAAAATGTACGTTACCTCACTATGGAGCACGTTGCCAACGCTAAAACTGCTGTGCAAGCTGAAGCAGACTGGATTCTAGGTATCGGTAAGAGTCATGATATGGAAAAAGCTAGGTTTCTATCCATTAGTAAGAATAAACTTCTAGGCGACGCCGATAGTATTCCTGATCTGAGGCACGGAAAATTTGAAGTGTTAATAGAAGCTCCCATCGCGAGGTATTTGGATGTCATTAAATTCGCTTGATGATAATGAATTTGCACGTTATTTAACACAGCATTTATACGATAATGATTATTGGGTTTCTGGTGGTCCAATTTCAGGTATATATCCAGAAATATACATAGACCAAGATGTTTTATATTTAGTTATTAAAGATTTTATGGATAAATTACCTTGAACATATGCATTGACGTTGAAACTACAATTAAGAATAAAGGCCACGCATTTGATCCAGATAACAAATTAGTTAGTTATGCTATATCTAGTCCTAGTAGTTCTAGTAATTTCTTGTACTGCACAGACCCAGGCTTTAGACGTAACGTCTTCTGGGGATTGGATGCGAGACATACAGTTGTGGGCTTTAATTTTAAGTTTGATTTGCATTGGCTATTTCGTGAAGGACATACTTTAAATCCTGATACTAAGATATGGGATGTTCAATTAGCAGAATTTATTATTAGTGGGCAGACTGCTTCTTTCATGTCACTTAATGAGACATTAGCAAGCTACCAATTACCTTTGAAGCATGATGCAGTGAAAGAATACTGGGATCAGGGTATTGATACTAATGATATTCCTGTCATATTATTGGAAGAGTATAATGTCTATGACACTGAAGGCACGTTGGCTGCGATGCAGCAACAGCAAGAACTTATGTCACCCAAACAAATTAAACTTGTATATCTGCTGGGTGAAGACTTGAAGACGTTGCAGGATGCAGAATTTAATGGAATTAAATGGGATGCTAAAAAAGCTAAGACTAAACTTGAGAAGTATAAGGCCGATGTGGCCAGTATCGAACGAAGATTGGCTAGTTATCTACCTAATATCCAGCATGGTAGCTTCAATTTCGACAGTGGCGATCATCTTAGCTGCTTGTTGTACGGTGGTGAGATAAACTTTGAGTATACGGTACCTGAGAGCGCGCTTTACAAGAGTGGCCCTAATAAGGGTGAGGAGTATGTTAGGAATCGACACTACAAGGAAAATGTGTACTTTGGCCCCAGATTTACACCTCTTGCGAACACAGAAGTTAAAAAGACTAAAGGAATCCCAAACGTTACGACGAGGTACTACCAAGTTGACGCACCGACTCTCTCACAACTGAAGCCACGATTAAAGCCAAATAAAGAGTTACTAGTCTTACTCCAAGAACGTTCTGATAAGCAAAAGATTATAGAAATGATTGAAAGTATTGAAAAAACTAGAACTACTCTAAACTGGCAAGATGATTTGTTACACCCACAATTTAATCAAAACATTGTGATTACAGGTAGACTATCTTCTAGCAAACCAAACATGCAAAATACTCCATTAGAAGTTGATGAACTATTAATTAGTAGATATGATTAATGCTAGTCAATGTAGATATTAAGGGGCTTGAAGTTGTTGTAGCTGCTGAATTAAGTGGGGATAAAGTATTAAAACAGGAGATTATAGATAAAGTAGACATTCACGACACTAACCGTGTACGTTTTGGCCTCGGGGAAGGCAAGCCCGGTAGGTTAGTTGCTAAGATTCTGAAGTTTCGGATCATTTATGGAGGTGGTGCGTACTCATTTGCACATGATTCTGATTTTACTTCTGTTAGCACCAGTGAGAAGTTTTGGCAAGGTATTATTGATGAGTACTACACAAAGTATTCCGGTGTAAAGAAATGGCATGACTCTATTGTTGAGCAAGCCAAACTTACTGGATATTTAGAAATACCTTCAGGTAGGTACTTTGAATTCAAACCATTTAAGAATGCTTGGGGTTATCGTTGGCCTGAAACTACTATTAAAAACTATCCTGTCCAGGGGTTCGGGGCAGACCTTGTAATGCTTGCAAGGATTGACTTCTGGAAGAAGTTCAAAGCATCCGGTTTAGAAGGATTATTCATTCAAACAGTGCATGACTCTCTAGTAGTTGATACACCAAGTAAAAATGTTGAGATAGTTGCAAAAATGTTGCAAGAAAGTATTGCAAAAGTCCCGGAATTATGCTATACTAATTGGGATTACAAATTCTCACTACCAATGACTAGTGAGATTCTTGTTGGACCAAACAAAAAGGATTTAAAAGAGTATGTCATTATTTAGTTCTAGGACAGTATTAGTAACCATTCAAGATGAAGATGGCCGCACTCAAACAGAAAAAGTCTTCGAGAGTTGGCTGCCCCTAGTGCGTTGGATTTGCAAGAACTGTAACGCCACTATGTTTGTTAAAGAGATAAAGGAAACAAATGCTATTTAAATTTCAAGAAGCAGTGATTGAGACTATTACCAAGGGTCGTAGTAAGTATCAAGTAGCTAACGTGACATACACCTACAATGGTGATAATCGTACACAGAAGCTAATGTCCTTTGCTAATCCCGAGTCATTCAAGGTTGTCCAAGACCTTAAGAGTGGTGATATGATTGAAGTTACTGTCACTAAGAATGATGCTGGTTATAATCAATGGGCCGCTGTTAAAAAGGTCGATTCTGAGGGGTCTGTAGCGCCCGTAGTGGCGTCTAATTCACCAGTGACTGGTAAGGTACTGGGTAACCAATATGAGACGCGAGATGAGCGTAATACTCGTCAGTTACATATTGTAAAGCAGAGTAGCATTTCTAATGCGATTAATCTACTATCACCTGGTGCTAAGGGTGCTCTAAACGTAGAGGATGTGCTAAGCACTGCACAGCAACTAGTTGACTTTGTATATGACAATTCTTTAGCAGAATTAATTGCAAAGCCTAACGAAGGTTTGGAGGATGTTCCTTATTGAACAACGTAAAAATGACTGGATACGTCCTGCGGCCGCAGCTAAACAATTTCCAGCAAACAAGTATCAATTCAGTAAGCATCTAGTTAAAGTAGGTGATTGGGTTGAGACAAATCCACTAACTCAGAAAGAATATTACAATATCCAAGATGCTGTGCATGCATGGGCTTGGGTAAAGAAATATAGAGTTAAGACAGAATCTTGGCCTGATGGTACTGGTAAAAAGTTTGTTAAGATTACATTAATATCACACAAACGAAATAGAGATTATGAAGTATAATGTCTTTCCGAATCGCTGAGAAACAAGCATTAAAAAGCACCCATGCAAAACATCGTATGGGTGCTGTTATTGTTAAAGGTGGTAGAGTTCTTGCTACAGGATATAATGAGTTGCGTCCATCTAGTATAATTGGTAGACCAACATTACATGCTGAAGCATCAGCTATTCTTAAACTTCTTAAAGAAAATAGATTGGAAGATTTAATTGGATCAACTCTATATGTTACTAGGTTTACTCGCGGTGGGACCATTTCTTGTAGCCGCCCTTGTGAGCATTGCACTAATCTCATACGGTCTGTTGGTATTAGGTCGGTACTATTTATTAGTGAAGAAGGATCAACAGAAACGATGAAGCTATGATTGCTTTAATCGACGCCGACGAGGTGGCATTTAGGTGTGCTGCTTCTGCTGAAAATGAAGATGTTTGGGTTGCTTGCCATAGAGCCGCTAATCTAGTAGAAGAGATATTAATTGCTACTAATTCAGATGAATACCAGCTATGGCTAAGTGGTCCTAATAATTTCAGGTATACTATCTTTCCAGAATATAAAGCTAAACGTTATAATTCTTATCGTCCCAAATGGGAGAAAGAAGTTAAAGCATATCTACAGCTTGACTGGAATGCACAGTATGCAGATGGTTGTGAAGCAGATGATATGCTTGGTAGCAATCAAACAGATAACTCTGTGATCTGCACACAAGATAAAGACCTTAATATGATTAAAGGTCTACGATATAATCCAGTAAAAAAGGAATTACGTGTTATCACACCTGAAGAAGCAGATCGTTTCTTTTATTATCAGATGCTTATTGGTGATCCCACTGATGGCATCAAAGGAGTACCTGGAATCGGTCCAGTCAAAGCCAACAATCTTTTGGAAGGAATAAATAATGTGGATGAAATGTATGACATGGTTGCGGAACAATATTCCTCTTCTGAGGAAATGGAATTGAATGGTGGTTGTTTATGGATGTGGCGCAAACCAAACGACATTTGGAAGCTGCGAGAAAACCGATGACTCCTAGAGGTAGTAAAGCAAAAGGCAGGAATTTTCAACAGTATGTACGAGATAAGTTACTAGAGTTATTTCCACAGCTAGAACCAGATGATGTAAGATCAACTGCTATGGGGGCTCCGGGTGAAGACATTCAGCTTAGTCCAGCAGCACGTAAGTTGATCCCATATAACATTGAATGTAAATCTAAAGCAACTTCACAAATACATACATATTACGATCAAGCTAAAACTCATGGTAGTCATGAACCATTAGTAATTGTTAAAAAGGATAGAGATATTCCTTTAGCAATTGTGTCATTAGAACATTTCATGACATTAATTAATGGAAAGACACCAGCTAAGTGAAAATTATCGAAGTTCCTATTTTTAATGATGATGGGAGTGTTCAAGTAACACATGTTCTAAATCCTGAAGAAGCACAAGGTATGCTACAGTTTGCTATTAACTTTCTAACAGCAGCAGGTATGTCTACAGTTAGTGCCGTTAACAAAGCTAAAGCGAGTCAACAACAAGAACTACCATTTAATGACTAAGATTGTAGTAATTCCTGATTGTCAAATTAGACCGGGAGATAATACAGACTTCCTAGAACGTATTGGTACTTACATTGTTGATAAGAAGCCTGACACAGTGGTTTGTATTGGAGATTTTGCTGATCTACCAAGCCTCTCCTCTTATGACATAGGTAAGAAATCATTTGAAGGTAGACGATATAAAGCAGACATTGAAGCAACACATGCTGCGATGACCAGACTGTTAGCTCCAATTAATAACTATAATAAAAAAGCAAAAGAAGGTCATAGAGAACGTTACTATCCACAGTTAGTTCTAACACTTGGTAATCATTGCGAACGTATTAACCGAGTTGTAGAATCTGATCCAAAGTTAGATGGTACTATTTCAATAGAAGACCTTAAATATAAGGAATTCGGTTGGAATGTCATACCTTTTTTGGAGCCTGTTATTATTGATGGTGTTGCCTTTTGTCACTATTTCACCACTGGTGTTATGGGACGACCTGCTACGAGTGCTCAAGCACAGCTTACAAAAAAGCATATGTCTTGTGTTGCTGGCCATCAACAAGGTTTCCAAGTAGCCACTGGGCATAGAGCCGATGGCACTAGATTAACTTCAGTAATTGCTGGTTCTTGCTACGAACATAATGAAGATTATTTAGGCCCACAAGGAAATAAACACTGGAGGGGCATTCTAGTATTACACGGCGTTAATAATGGTGAGTACGATCTTATGCCAGTCTCACTAGATTATTTAAAGAAGAAATATGCTTAATTTGACAACAGACCCACAAGAACGAAAGTCAACTCCAATTGCTACAGGAGTTTTAGATTACTTTCCATTAGCGCTATCTGAGATTGCTAGAGTATCTAAAGCTGGTAATGACCAACATAATCCAGGTCAACCGCTACACTGGGCTAAAGACAAAAGTACAGATCATGCGGATTCATTAATTCGGCATTTCTTAGAACGAGGTACTTTTGATATTGATAACCAACGGCATTCAGCAAAAGTAGCATGGCGAGCATTAGCATTATTACAAACGGAGTTAGAGAATGAAGCAAACATTAAGTGACCAGATTCGTATTTGCCGTGATGGTGTAGTTAAGAACCCGTATCAAGGTAACGATAAGAAAGTTCTATTTGTCTGTAGTATGGGCATTCTGCGTAGTGCTACCGCTGCTAGATTATATGCACATAAATACAATACTAGGTGTGCTGGGTCTTGGGGTGATGCTTTAATCCCCCTTACGCCTATTCTACTTGCATGGGCTGAAGAGATTGTTTTTGTGAATAAATCAAATTATGATGGTGCAGTAGCGGAGTATGGTGAAGATGTATTCAAGGAAACACCAACTAAAGTGTTGAATATTCCTGATATGTATGAGCATATGCATCCAAAGCTAATTGAATCATTTGATGAGCAATATGAAAAGCTAGATTATCTAGTTGTACGTGAGTAAGGACGATCATGAATAAGTTGGAGTTACTTGAAAAACTCCGCAGTGTAGATGAAGTTTCTCTAATGGAATTACTTGAAATTAATTCCACAGACATTGTGGATGCATTCTTAGACAAGATCGAGGATAAACTAACATATATCTATGACCAGCTACGAGAAGCCAAGTAAGAAGAAGCAAGAAGATGATTCGGTTTTCTCAAAGAATCATACGAAAAATGTTAGGTACAGAATTCGTAAGCAAGAAGAAGAAGAAGCAGAACAGGAAATCAAAAGATATGTCGAAGACAACACTGGAACTCCTAGAGCTGATTGATACCATACAACATACTTTAGATTCTACTTATCGTGAAGTAGATGTAAAAACTAGAGAAGTGTTAAAGAATAGTAAATTAACTAAAATGCAACGGATTAACTTTGAGTGGGGTCTAACCCATTTACATATTTCTTTAGTAGAGTATGAACGTGATCTAGAGCGACATAAAAAGATTTTAAAAGAGGAGTTAAATGCAGCAAGTCAGTGATTTTTCAACATATATCCATAAAAGTCGTTATGCACGATGGATTGATTCTTTAGGGCGTCGGGAAACATGGGATGAGACTGTTACACGCTACTGTGATTTTTGGCAAAGTAAGTATCCGGATATCTTCCCATATCAGTTAGTGTGGGATAGTATCCATAAAATGGATGTGATGCCAAGTATGCGTGCTTTAATGACTGCTGGGCCTGCATTAGATAGGGATAATATTGCAGGTTTTAATTGTGCTTATTTAGCAATTGATGACCCACGGTCTTTTGATGAAGTTATGTTTATTCTCATGAATGGAACTGGAGTTGGATATAGTGTTGAGCGACAATCAATTGCAAAGTTACCAGAAGTCTCCGAATCTTTCCACAAAACAAACACTGTCATCAGTGTGGCTGACTCTAAAGCTGGTTGGGCAGGAGCCTTTAGGCAACTCATTAGTCTCTTGTATCAGGGTCAAATCCCTAAATGGGATACCTCTAAGATTCGACCTGCTGGAGCAAGACTTAAAATCTTTGGGGGCAGAGCCTCTGGTCCAGCTCCACTCGAAGACCTGTTTCAATTCACTATTTCCTTATTTACAAAAGCCGCTGGAAGACGCCTCACATCGGTTGAATGCAGCGATCTTGTCTGTAAAACCGCTGAAGTGGTGGTTGTCGGAGGTGTACGACGTTCAGCCCTTATCTGCCTTAGCAACTTGTCAGATGAGCGTATGCGTAACTACAAAAATGGACAATGGTGGATTGATGACAAACAACGTTCACTAGCCAATATCTCAGCAGCATATTCAGAAAAACCAGATGTAGAAACATTCTTAAAAGAATGGCTGGCATTAGTTGAAAGTAAATCTGGTGAACGTGGTATCTTTGGGCGAGTCGCAGCAGAAAAACAATCAATTAAAACTAATCGCCGAAAGTTGGGATATGAATGGGGTACTAATCCTTGTGGTGAAATTATCCTACGCCCACAAGAGTTTTGTAATTTAACAGAAGTTGTTATTCGCCAGGAAGATTCTTTATCTGACATGGTGACAAAAGTACAAGTGGCTTCTATCCTTGGCACATTCCAATCAACACTTACAGATTTTAAGTATATTCGTAAGCGGTGGAAAGAGAACTGTGAAGAAGAACGCTTACTAGGTGTATCCATGACAGGTATTATGGATAACCCTTTACTACGCAAAGTTGATGATGAGACTAAAAGCATTCTAGCTACTCTTAAAGAAGAGTCTATTAACACGAACTTTGAGTGGGCAGCTAAGCTACAGGTTAATCCTTCCGCTGCAATTACTACGGTAAAGCCTAGCGGTACAGTAAGCCAATTAGTTAACTCCGCTAGTGGTATTCATCCAAGACATAATGCTTATTATATTCGCACAGTAAGAGCCGATGTTAAAGACCCCCTTGCATTATTTCTACAAGACCAAGGTGTTCCTAACGAATTAGATCAATTTAATAATAGTAATGTTGTCTTTAGCTTTCCCATTAAATCTCCTGATGCATGTGTCACCAGGAACGATATCAATGCTATTGAACAGCTCGAACACTATTTAATGTTCCAACAGTTATGGTGTGAGCATAATCCTTCAATTACCGTTTATGTTAAAAATGAAGAATGGATTGAAGTTGGAGCATGGGTTTACAAGCATCTAGACCAGTTAGGTGGTGTCAGTTTTCTACCACATACTGACCATATTTATCCACAAGCACCCTATCAGGATATTACTAAAGATCTATATGACGAAGCATTAAAAGTGTTTCCAAAGATTGATTGGGAAGCGTTTAATAAATACGAAAAAGACGATACGACAATCTCTATGCGTGAATTAGCTTGTGTATCCGGTAGTTGTGAATACATTTAAGGACTAAACTATAACAACAATAGCTGTTGATAGATCGTCAATTGCTTGTGACCTTATGTTATCCCATTACAGTGGTATTAAAATGAAGGGAGGTACTAAGATTATTAAGTTACCTTCTAACGTAAGTCTAGAGTTATTTAATACTGAAAATGCTTTTGTAGGGTTTGCCGGTAGTGCCAATGATTGGGGAAATACTATTCAATGGTTTTATAATCCAGAGAATAAACTACCTAAACTTAAAGATATTGAATTATTAGCATTAACTAAAAAAGGTATTTACCATTCTGTTAATATTTCTAATTGGACACAGATTAAAGATAAACACTTTGCTATTGGTAGTGGTATGAAGTATGCTATAGCATCTATGGAGTCTGGTTGTAGTCCTAAACAAGCAATTAAAGTCGCCAGTAAATATGACGAAGGTACTGGTATGGGTATTAAAGAATATAAACTGTAAGTAAAAAGGGCTCCAATTGGAGCCCTTTTCTTTTATCTATCCATTTCTAATCTTCTGGATACACTCTGCGCATCACGTAATGTATTAATATGTGCTTGCCTCCATTCATTAGGTGTCATACTACCTTTACCAACACGATCATTAATATAACTATTTAAAGTAGATAGTGATGGATCAAGTTTTCTATAAGTACTAATATACTTAGCAGTGTCTTTAACATCGTCACGATTAATAGAATCCCATAAATCGCTCTGTAGTGTGGTAATAGCCTGCTTATCTCTGCGATCACGGGCATTAGACATAAAGTCTTTATTACGTCTATCAGCTTCAGATACAGCCATCATTCCTAATTTACGGATATTAGTTTCTTCTGGTGTTCTAGCTACAAACATATCAGTGTTTTCTAAGTTATGTGGGTTTCTATACGCTGTAACACCGCCCTCTCTTTCAGGAGATAAAGCCTTAAAAGAAGGATGCATAGTTTCTAACAATCCTTTACCTAGTGGTGGTGCAAAAGCATACATAGCTTCCGCAGCAGTCGTTTGAGTTGGGTGTAATAGTGCTTTAGAAGCCCCAATCCATTCACCTAGTTCTTGTCCTAATGGTGTTACACCGGCTAAAGGATGTTCTACATCTAAAAATGATTGATTAAATCTAGTAGCAAAGTTAATACCAGTTACTGCGGATGGTGTCCCATAGTTCATTACTTGATTGAATGTAGTGCCTTGGTCACCTAATCTCATTATAGTTTCACGAATACTAATGTCACGTACCCGTGCATACTCAGTTGGTGATACATGACTCATCCAGTCTTTGTAAACATTAAGTAACCCATCAAGTTCCGATACAATAGGAAAATTCATAACACCTGACATAGCCGTATGTGCTAACAAGAGAGCTGTTAATCCTAAGAAGTTTTTATTATGGATAAACATAGATATGGTGTTATAAAAAGCCATTGTTGGGGCTTTAAATAAGTAACCAACATCACCCAAAGCCCCTAGCTTATCTACAATAAGTGGTCGTTCAGTTCTTCGCATATTAGTCATAATATGATCGGTAATCTCAGAAGCACGTTGCCATGCTAATTCTTTAGACTCAAACCGACCACCCTCTTCTAGTGCTTTACCAAAAGACATAAACAATGGTGCTCTTGTTAACTGATCTGGTCTAGAAATAGTATAATTAAATACTTGCTTACCAGCACGTAACGCTCTGTTTGTAGATAAATCTGATAATTCATCCACAATGCTCTTTTGCATTACACCGTTTTCAGTGCCCCAATTAAACATTTCTTTATAAGCTGGGTTTAATCCTTTATCAGTAAAGAACAAACCTGAATAACTACCAACTCCCATACCTTCTAAGAACTTAGCGGATGCTTCAGGAGAAATGTATTTATCTCTAGTTAGTTTCTGTAACCAACCAGTAGTCCCAGCTACAGCCTGCATAGGAGTAGCTAGAATATATCCAGGACTCCATGCAAGCAACCCAGCATAAGTGGCGCCCTTTAACATATTTGTAAAAGATGCAAAACTGTTTGTAGGCAAGCCAGTTAAATCCGCAAAGTATCGCATAGGTTCTTTAAACACATTCTTACTTACACCCATATGGTTTAGTAAGTATGCTTTAGCTAGTGCAATGTTATTTGGCTGTGCATCAATAATTGCTTTGTCCGACATTACTTTCTTAATTTCCGCCATAGCAGTCTGCATAGCAGCCCATTTATGTGCATTTTCTAAGTATTTAATCTGACTCTTAGCCCAAGCATCAGCATTCTTATTAGCAGATAACCACGGCTTATCACCCTCTGCACCTCTAACGTTTGTCTTTATATTTACTTGGTGTAGGTCTTGTCTAGAAACTCTAGTACCAGATACTTCTAAATAATGCTCTAGTGATTTAACAACAGCTTGCGCTGCTGGATCATCACCAATAAACTTTAGCATGTCATGGTAAGCACCAACAATATCTCTTGGTACATTCCCAAACTGACGGTTAGGTTCAAACTCTGTTTTAATCGAATTAATATCAATGTCAGGATGATCTTTAAGATTTTCCTTTAACCATTTAACCGCAGAGTTAGCGTGGTAGCGTGTGGGATTCTGTGCATACCATAACACAGTACCTTCTTTGTTACGTACAACCACATGAAATTCACCATTAAACCGTGAAGCCATGTAACCATCACGCTTAGTTACAGGTTCTAAACCAACTAAAGCACGAGCATCATTCTGGGCGTTAAGTGCTCGTTCTTGTTCCATGCGTAGTTGTTTATGTGCTTCAAATAACTTATCATTACCATAAATTTTACGTAAAGTATCATCCGGAAATTCATGTTGACCAAACTGTTCTTCATGAAATACATTCATGAGTGCTTGTTGGCCTTCATTCTTAATAGAAATAAATGCTTTTTCCAGAGGCTGGGCAAAGTCTCTAATAGCTTTCTGAGCATAGTTTTGCACATAACGTAAGTGCCTAGCAATATCTGATAGCATAGGATTACTAGTCTTCTCACCAGCATGGCCTAAACCAGATTGAAAGTCCTGCGCTAAGGTACTATCTTTATTCCCTGCTTCCATTACTCGCTGAATCATCTCCTCACCAGATGGTCCTTTAGTGAGTATATCCATCCCAGTCTTACCCATACCAGGAAGATTCTTTACAAAATCTTCTCTAGTTGGTTCAACAGACACTTTTGCCTCTTCCCCACGTTTTACAAATGTTTCGTGTAGTCTTTGTGCTAGTGGACGTAGACCTAATGTTAATAAATTAGGATCAATAGTTCCGCGTTGTGATCGACCCATATTACCAAGACTGCCAAAAGGATCGTACTTAGGTGAGCTAACACCCATTACATTGGATGGGCCTTGAGTCCCATTCTTACGTCCTACACCTACAGCACCTTCACCAGTAGATAAACCAACAGGATTTGGTAATGATTCTCCCATAACATTGGAGCTATTCATCGCCCTGTTAGGGTCTTTTACGCTAGAGCTCTGTTCTCCTAAATACAAGCCAGGATCAATAGTAGGTTTGGTTTCTGGTAGACCCATTAAACCACTATCATTAACCATCGGTCTGGTAATGTCTTTACCATTGCCAATAGCTGCCTCACCTGTGGATAATCCAATAGGTGCTCTTTCGGGTCGTAGGGGATTACCATTAATACCACTATCGGTCATTTGCCTACGTGGATCAGTATTGGAACGTGAATTTTCACCCTCTGACAGAAACTTACGTTGTGCTTCTTCAAACGCTTGGCGTTGCATTTCAGGAATACGATCCATTGCCATTTGTGTAGCAATATCGTGCGGTACAATACCTTGACCCTCTGCTGTCACATTAATAGGGTTAATAGGTTCATTAACCGGCTTGTTAGGCATACGACCAACTTCCTGTGATACAGGCATGCCATTTTCATCCATAGCCCATTTAGCATTTTCTGGATTATACGGGTTTAGTGGTCTGTCAATACCGGGTGCTTTTTCCAGTGCACCAGTCTTATCATTAAGTGGCATATGTGCGTCGTCAAAGAAAGCATGTGATACATCTAATGGGTCTTGGAAACTTGTAGGTGGTTTAACTGCTTCTTTAGCAGCCGCTAGTCTACCAGCAACAGTATTTAAATCATTAGCTTCAGGGATAGGTCTAAATTTTAATGGTACAGGTTTTGCACCAGGAATAGCCGAAAGACGTAAGTTCTCCACTTGCATAGCTTGACGTTGTAGTTTACTTAACCCAGTAACTTGCCCGCCAGGACCAAAAGGCATTAGATATCTATTTACAAGCTCACCAGCAGCTTCCGAGTATTGCTTACCAACGTTAGTACGTGGTTCATAGATAAACTTGTTTGCTAGATCAGAAGCTGCTTGAGTAGAATTTTCATTCTTATCATAAATACCTAGAGCTTTACCAGCAGCATGTAAACCCAGCCCACCAACCCCAACAGCTTGTGCTGGAATCTGACTTAAGAAGTTTAGACCCGCTTCACCAACCCCAGCTAAACCATAGTTTAATTTGCCACCAGCCGCATCAATTTGTCTTTGCTGCTGAGCTAAGTATTCTTGATACCTAGCTTTCTTTTGATCTGGTTCTTGTTCTTGACCAGGAATAGCAGCATAAGGAGTAGAAATATCTTCTTCAAGAGGTTTAAAAGATAATGTCTTTTTAGGTACATCACCTTCTTCAATAGGTGTAAATTTCATTATTCCGCTCTATATTTCTTACCACCAATAGTGACAATATCACCAGCTTTAATTCTACCAGCAGCTACTGCTGCATGAGCATCATCTGGTGTATTAAAAGATGGCATTGTTTTTGGTGTGGGAGTTGGAGATTGACCAGGCATGGTAACTCGTGGAGCTTGTGGAGCAGCTACACTAGTTAGTTTACCAGTTTTACCGAGTTCACTAATATCAGTAGATTTACCAGCATTAACACCAGCCGCAGCAGTAGCTGCTAATGCATGTTGGTCACGCGCATTCTGCTCCGCTTCTGCAAATTGTTGCGCAGCTTGTTGTGCTTGAACATACTCTGTAGAACCAGGTTGAGACTGTTGCATAACTTGGATAGCAGCATTCTTTTTGCCCTCGTATACTGCAATTTGGCCCGGTAGTGTTTTCATACTAGCTAATTCCATAGCACTAATAGAGTGGTTAGCAAATCTACCAGCATTAATTTGCTTATCCATGCTTTCAAGAGCCGCACTCTTATTTATCCGAGCGGCTTCAATTGTAGCACCTGCTGAGATACGATGACCAGAATCTGACTTTTGACGATCTGGGTTAGTAGCATTATACGCATTAACCATTTGACCAAGATTAGTTAAACCCTGTGGATTAGTTAAATATTTTACTAAATCTGGGTGTTCTTGTTGTGCTCGTTGTAAAACTTCTAACGGTAATTTACCACCATTAACAATACCATGTGCAGCATAGCCAGCCGCGGCTCTCATTTCGTTATCTAATTGGACTTGTTGGTCGTTAGATTTCTGAGCTCTTAAACCAGAGACTGCTGCAACAATACGCTCTGGCATAGGAATACCACTAAGAACTTTTAATGCATCCTCATGGGTAGCAGCATTAGCATTGGATAGTCTTGCTTGACCCGCATAACTATTTCCTAGTTGACGCTCACGCTCTAACTCAATAGGTAACTTCTGCTGAGCAATATCCATGTTTTGGTTTGTTTCAGCTAGATTAGCGTTAGCTTGGTTTTGGGCAGTATCTTGCTGGCCCATTACAGTATTTAATAGTGAATAATTACCACTATTAAATAATGATTGTAAGTCAGGATATTGTGCTTGATTCATATTTAATTACCCGCTAGATTAGCTGGTGGACCATTAAAGGAATTATCTTGTGGTGAAAATAATGAACGCAAACCATTAATACCGCCCATATTACGGAAAGTATTCATTGCATTCATCATTTGGTTATTTTGTAGTGTATTCATACCACCTTGCATTTGATACATAGATGGCATTAACGCAGCATTATGACTAGCTAGGTCGGCCATGAGTGCTTGTTCTCTACCACCAGTATCTGATCTAGTACCTTTCGCAGCAGCTTGTCGTTCAAGGTTAGAACGCATTTGGTTTGCATATGCACCATTCTGATTATATAATCCAGACAAACCACCCATCATTTGCTGCATACGTTGTTGTTGCTTATTGTTATTATAAAACCCATAAGCAGCCATAGCTAAATCACCCAGACCACCAGTAGTCTTACCACCAGTTTGACCACCACCACTAAACAACGATGCTAGTGGTGACTGCATACCTTGTGCTTGTTGTTGTGGAGCCATGCTAGAACCAGTAGTATTATTACCAGTAAACAATGGTGAACTAGGCGCAGCCCATGATTGTTGTGGCATTTCAGTACCTAGAATATTATTCCTAAGTTCTTGACCAGGTGGAACATAATTACTAGGATAAGAAGCATTCTGCTCTGGATTACCCATCATAGCTTGTAATGGCTGTTGTTGAGATTGTCCAAAGATATTGTCCATAAAAGATGGTAGAATAGATTGTCCCATACTATTTAGTCCTGAAGTGCCTGCATTTGTTAATCCTTGTGTTACTGAACTTAATAGTGGATTACCACGTAGTAGACTTTGTGTAGTACCAGAAATACCACTATTTACAGCCGATGCCATTGGTCCTTTATCCATACCAAGCATACCGGCAGGGTTCTGCCCTGAAATAGCCCCACCAAGGCCTCCTAAAGCCCCACCAGTCAACGCAGACGTAAATGGGTTACCACCCTGCCCACCACCGATTATACCACCGCTTAAAGCCCCTCCTAGGGCGCCTGAAGCTGTGCTTCCTAAACCTAGTGCAGCACCTGGTCCAAACGCACCACCACTTAAACCAGCGACACCAGCATCAATTAAACCCCCAAATAAACCATTGGAGTATTGAAAACTATTTTGTGCAACTGGTTTGTTTTGAGCATTAGTTAAAGTTGCTTGGCTACCATTGTCTAAAGCAGAACCATTTAGTTTATAACCATTATTCTGCAACCAAGAAATTAATCCTTGGTTTAATGACGTTGAACCTGAATTTGGGTCTTGGTCAAGAATTTGACCTTTGTAACCCATGTCATTAAAATTAGAACCGAGCATACTAGCTAAGTTTGGAGCTGAACCCCAATCACTGCCACCACTAGGAGTAAACTCTGAATAAGCAGAATTACCTGGGTTTGGATCATTATAAATATCTGATAAACCGGCCATTATAATTCCTTATGGTTTAGTTGTTCCAAGATTGGTAATAGTTAATACACCCAAAGTATTAATACCAATACGCCAGTAATTGTTTGCTACATCTTTTAATACTAAACCTTTGGCATTAGTATCTGAGATTAAATCGTCAGTAGCATCCATACCTTTAGTGATTCTATTAGAAGTATTTAAACCTGCTACGCCATTTGTAACATTCATATCATCAATTGTTAAATGTCTTGACATATTATGGCTTTGTAGTACCTAAGTCAGTCGAAACAAGAGCACCAACGTTATTAATAGTAACTCTCCAATAGTGTGGTGTACCTTGTGTATCTTTCAATACTAATCCCTTAGTAGCAAGATCAATAATAAGATCATCAGTACTATCAATACCTTTAGTAGATCGCGTTGCAGCATTTAAACCAGAATATCCATTAGCAATGTTTTTATTTGACAAACGTTCTGCATCAGTGATACCATATCCAGATAATGTAGTTGGTAAACCAGTGATGCTACTAAAAGGAAAACCACTGGCAAAACTATTAATCATAGTTCGTAGTTTTTCATACCAGTCATTCCAGTAACCAGAACCAGGCGCAACACCTACAGGTAAAGGCGGTAGTTTTAACATTAAGCGACTCTATAACTTCCCTGGAATCGTATTGTAGCGGAAGCATCCACTGCAACTGAACTTACAGTACCATTATTAATTTGTGAAAAATCGGCATAGGTTTGCCCACCAGCTACAAATAATAGTGCTTGACCAGTATACACTAAATTAATACCTTCAATAAAGATAGGAGTTTGTGGCTCAACAGCCGAGCTTGTAAAAGGTAAACCAGTTAATCTAAAGTTACCAGTACCGGTGTGGGTATTATAATCAATTAAACAATCAATAAACACACGGTCATTTACTTTAGTAAAACTACCTGCACGGGATACATAGGTGCAAGTACCAGCGGTGGTTGTACCAATTAACGAAGGAGTAAACGTACCGGAGTAAATATCACCAACACCATTGTTAATATTACTGCCCATATTATAGTTAGATACATTTGAATCAAATGAAACACCACCAGAGCCATTGCCTACAGTCGTATTACCAGTAGCATTAACATAAGATACCATGTTTGGTGCTATGTTAGATTGGCCTAAAATACCATAGCCCGTGTTATTATTAGCAGTGTTACCTACACAAGTAATATACTTTAAAAAGCCAACGTTAGTGTAAGTACCAAACAGAATGCCGTGACCAGTGTTACCATTACAAATATTATCAGATACTACAATACTATCTAAACCTTGACCAGCAATAGAACCGTAGTTGGGTTGTTCTACAAACGCAACACCACTACCACCATTAGAGTAAATAGTATTATTAGTTACGGAGTAACGACTACCATTTTTACCTGCTGAAGAACAAAACACACCATGATACTTATTGCTATAAATAAAGCAATTATTTATTTTAATGTTTGAACATTCTTTAGTAATAACTAGACCAGCACCAACTGAAAGTGCTTGACCCGAATCACCCATGTTATAAAACCAGCAACCATCAATAATAATGTTGTTGGCTTTATTACCATATACATTTAAACCATACTGGATAAAGTTTTTACAGATAACATTGTGCACAGAAACGTTAGCATCTAATGTTGCACCGGAACCAGTATCACATACAATAGAAATAGCAGAAGAGAAGGTATCATCGGCGATTGCAGTTACGGACGCTTTACCACCGTCAAGAACAAAGTCTTTTAGAACTAAACCACTTTTGTGCAAGATACCGATACCGTTGGCTTTTGTACCACCAGTTAATTGAATTAATGAAGAATAACCACTACCTAGGATGGAACAGTTATTTGCAGTAATGTGGATTTGATTGCCAAAAGGAATCTGTGTGCCACTATAAACCCAACCACTGAGGTTTAAGGTAACATTTTCACCTAAAACTAACACAGTGTTATTAACAGTGACTAAAAGCCTATCAGTGATTTTATATGTTCCCGTAGGAATATAAATAGTACCACCAACTGCCAGTGCATTATTAAATGCTAAAGTATCATCAGTGGTGCCATTACCAGCCGCACCAAAAACACTTTGTTTAATATTAATATACTCTTTGTATGTTTTAGTATTAACATCATTAAGCCAGCTAGAGGCAACAACTGTTCCTGCTGTAAACGTAGTAGAAGCCATCAGCTATTCCCTTTATTAATATCTACTTCTACTTCTTGAATTCTAAATAATTCATTAGCAGTAAAGGTAAGTTTAAATATTCGTTGTCTAAATGAACCCATGCGGTATACACAAGCATTGTCTTGATTCATGTTAGTTGTTAAACCCGTGTTGTATGTTCTGTAATCATCATCAGACCACTGTACTAAAATCGTAGCATCATTAGCTGGTCTATCCCCGATAAACGATAATCGTTTCATAGTCTTTCTATTAATAGTACCAAAATCATTGTTTTCCGTTACTATTACACATGGGAAATTAACACCGTTGTCTTGGTACAAGTCTTTATTAAACTTATAAATACCAGAATCAGTACCAGCAAAACAAAAATAAGAATAGGTGTTTGTACTAGTAGTAATAGCCATTGAGTATTGAATATCAAATGTAGCACTATTTTGATATGCCCATCTAAACCATAAACCGGAATCAACATCCGTTACAAATGTCTTTTGACTACCTGCTGTGATTACATAGTAAGTATGCCCATCAGATGAAATAATATTTCCAGTCCAATGAGCAAAACCATCGGTAGTTTTATTTAAATAGCGAGAAATGGATGGTGTGCCTATCTCTTCGATCTTAAAGTCTTTTAATCGGTAAACAGAGGGCTGACCACCCGCGTCTGCTCCAATATAGTAGATAGCATTACCATACACTGAAAACCCAGTTAAATAAGAATTGATTTTAATTGGTGTATCATTACGCTGTAATGGTGATCCTGGGGCGGCGGCAGCTGCATCCCAATAGTATTCAATAGTATCACGACCAAACACAACAAGATAGTTGTTTAACTTGGCAATTCGTAATACTAAATCTGCTTCCATTTCAGCAGTAGTGATTCCAGTTGTAGTCCAAGATAATGGATTATTTAAATCACTATTATAAATATCGGCAGAGTTGGCTTTAGCTAAGAAAAGATAGCCATCTAAGAATACGGGATAAGGTAGGTGAGTTGGTAAATCTACATCAGTACAAGTTACTACAGTGTTAGCATTATCAATCGTAACTAAACCGTTAATGGCTGTGCCATCAGTAGCACATACGACTACTGTACCATTAGTATATAAATAATCACAGAACCCAACAACACCAGTGCTAGTGGCAAACACATTTGTTAAGGTAGTCGATACACCTGTGTTGACGTTATACACATAAATATTTCTACCAACACAATAAAATAGTTTGTATTGATCTGACCAAAAATACATACCTCTAACTTGTGAAGCACCAACGGATGCAACAACATTAGAAGTACCAGCACGTTTCATAATAAACTTACGGTCATCACCAGCTTTAGTTTGGCGAACAGGTTCAATAAAAACATTTAAATAGTCTTCATCTTTACCCGCTGTAGAACCATCCCGAATAGCCATTTCTCTAAATAACTGCACTCTCTCAGAGCGATAAGTATCTTGTGTGGGTGCATTAGAGTATGCCATTATTAACCTCTATTTCGTCGTGGAGAAAAAGTAAATGATCCATCCTCTTGTTCTGACATCATTGCATTAGCAAGATATTCATCTGCTTCTTTTTTAAGTAGCTGCCTATCTGGTAGTGGGATACCCCATTCAGGTGCTAGTAATACAGCTAAACGATAAATTACACCATTGTACCATTCTTCTGGTAAATCCATTGTATCTGTAGAACCATTAAAATATTCAAATGGTCTTTGGTAGATAATAGTAATACTAGATGTAATAGCACTACTATCAGGTGTTGGCCATATCTTTAATGTGCCAACGTTAATACCAGGTTGGTACATTAATTGTAAAGGAGGACCACCTAGTGTTAATGGTAACATATTAAAATCTACACTACCTTTAATTTCAATAGGAATTTTAGTAGTACCACCAGAGTCAATTCTAAATGCTTCTAAAATCCGAATAGGATATGGTGTATTTAAAGTATAACCGTTACCAATAGTATATGAGTTTGTACTTAAAGTTGGGTTAAAAGAAAACGTAGTACGTGCCCATAAAGGCATACCAATACCACGTAATTCAGCTAATAGTGTATTTAATGATAAAGAACCATTAGTAATATCTTCAGTAGCTGGTGATTGACCAGAAGCAATAACACCAAGTTTACGTAAAGCAGCAGTAATAATAGTGTCTCTAGAAATCTGATATGTATTAATACCTGATGTACTCATTAAATACTCCCATGCCCTAGTTTATTAATATCATATAAAAAAGAATAAGCAGGGCTTGCTTTATCTGCTTGCATACAATCTGCTGTACCCATATCAGCAAAAGCGGATACACCATCCACACCACAAACTAAAGTATAAATATCTGGATAAACATCTTTACTTACAAAATCTGGTACTGATGTTTCTGGTGATATTTTAATTAATGTTTGTGGGTGTCTTGGTTCAAAGTCATGCTTACAAACATACAACCCATCCCAGCGTTTCTTAATTTCACTAGATGGAAACCAAGAACCACATAACATGCAAGTAACCTTCCAGTTACCAGGCCAGGTTGTCTTTTTCATTTAAGCTCCAAAATAGACGATGTAGTTTCCACCAGTACCTATAAGTTGAGCATAAATACCTAGTTCAGCATAAATAGGAAAAGTAAAAATAATATGGTTTTGTTGATCTGTTGCTCTACATACTACTTTAGCTAAAACTTTACCAGTAGGTGTACCAGTATTAGTATCCCACAAAGTTACTGTAGATGCATTCGTACCATCACCAAGCATTGATACACTATTAATTCTATTAACACCGGCAGATATTTGAGCAGAGGCAGAACGTAAATCAGAAGTTCGTGATGAAGTGCTCATTTGTCTGCTTTAGTTTTAAGTGTATCTTTAATTTCAGTTAATGCTTCCATAATAGGTTTAAAAGCATCCTGTAACCGATCATAGCGAACATAGTCACGGTTAATAGAAATCTCTAGTGCTGTTAAATCTTGTTTTAGAATCTTAACTGCATTCCAAAGTTCTCTTGCAAACCACCCAAGAATAGTAAATCCTATTCCAAGCACTGTTTGAATTATTGTATTAAAATCCATATTAGAACAATCCTTTTGTGTTTGTGCTATGCAAGATAATGTTTCAACTACTGGTAAAATTAACATATGTAAATACTATAAAATATTTCGAGCATCACCGGTGATGCTTGGAATCAGAACAATGCAGCCCAAGCACCAGCATTGGTGCGGCCCTTAAGGCCCACAGATGCCGAACCGGCCCACGCTGCGTTCGTGTTCCAAAACTGGTCGCCGGGCCGACCAGAGTGGCCTGGATGTCAAGAAAGCTGTAGGTGGTGCTCATTGGTTTGCTCCTTCAAGCATTGTGAGGTTCTAGATATACCGGTGCCGTTTTCAAGCAGCACCGGCAAGGGCTGGGATTCGGGCATCGGGGTGCTGCCTTGTGCTGGGCCGCCTGCTGCTCAATGCCCAGCCAGCGTCGGAGTACGGCGCGGATCATGCGGCGATCTGCCCCACGCCCTTCCCAGGGCCCGGTGTGCCTGCGGCGGTGCAAATCCACCGTTCGTAGCCGCCGGCAGCCGGGGCAGAATTGGTGACAGTGGCTCCCATCTCCCAGGTGCCGGCAGTCGGCGCAGCGCTGGCGTAGTACGCCTCCTCCAAGTACCACTCGGACACGTTGATGTAATCCGAGCCCATACCGCTACTGTTGTTCAGCTGGATGCTGAAACTGAGGTTTGCACACTGGTCTGGTGTAAAGCAGGCCGCGTACCACGCGTATGCCGTGGTAACGATTGGCGTGGCGACGGACACATCCAGCGAACTGCCCCGAGCACGCATTTCATACGCCTTGGCTACGGTTGACTTGGCGCGAATCCACCATGTCAGCCCGTTCTTGCATCGGCTTTTGTGCGTAGCGGGGACACGCATCACCTGGGCGAAGTCACCGCTATTGCCCTTCACCGCAGCGCCGGTGTACTCGGCCGCGTCCGCAACCAGGGTGTTGCCCACCTGGCGGTCGCTGAAGAAACGGAGGTATTGGCGCCCGAATTTTCCGTTTTGGGTCGCCACATCGTGTGTCAGCGTCACCGATGCGCCCGGCGTCTGCTGCTGCGATGCCTGCGCGATGGTCTTTAGAGTGGCGCGGGTGGTGGCGCCCAGCAAATTGGCCAGGCCGGGAACAATCCCGGTGACCTCGCCTGTCAGAACATCAACATCCGTGAAGTCGCCGAAAGCGGTCGGGTTAACCGTGCAGTAGGCCACGCCGTCAATGTGCAGTATCTCCGACGCCAGCACGACAAACGCTTTGGTGTAGTGCGTGAAACGGCATCCCCGGAACTGATTGCGAGAGCCGTGGACAATATAGGCGATGGGATTCGCGCTAGGCTGCGTTTCAAATTTGCAG